CTCAAAGAGTCGTGTATCTGTCTCCAGCAGATACACTATCTAGCGAAAACCTGAGTGCTACAGGTGGACGCCTTCTAGTAATGGTAAACACAGAACATGTTCTTATTAATAATAACTTCATCGATATCGATCATAGCATATCTGATTGTAAGACTTAATCATGACTTCCTGGATCGACCACTCGAACCAGAGAGGAATATGGTCAATACAGTCCTACTCGGAATGATCGGTGCTTTATGGACAACCTACAAAGCATTTATAGGTGAGTCCGTGTGGATGAAGATCATTGTCTCTATAGGGGTTATCATTTTCACGATAATCTTTGTAAGACATGCGTTGAAACATCCAAGATTTAAGAAATGACATATATCCCTGATGCGCTATACGCGTATCAGGGTGTTATGATACTTTATTTTTTTGATCAAAAGATCGGATGAGGGTCAATCATGAGTATTGTGGTGTCTCAACGTAGCGAGGGTGATCAAATCCTCGCGTTATTGAACCTTGGTTAAGATTGACCCATGGTTTAGTAATACAGAGGGAGACACAATGTACCAAGCTGGTATATTTGCATCAATAATATTCTTAGTATTTAAAAGATCCCGTTAAATCGGGAGTTATACTCAGAATACATAGATGGAGTACTAAGACTCCATCTAGGATGTATGACGTTTTATTTTTTTTAAGGCAAAACGATGGTATTACCGACACTTTGGATGAATGATGTTAAAGCCTTGTGGTGTTCAAGATAAAACCCAAAACCATGAGCATCACCATAAGCCACAGTCTTACGACCGATGTTGACAAGATCTCTGACACCATCGATGTCTCCACGATCAGCATAGACATAGATCTTGTTCTTCCACCAGAAATACGCAGAAGAGATAGACCCGCCTTCTGGCTGCATGAGGATCTCTGGGTTATCGACACAGGGGACACCTGTACCTTGCTGTACGGCGATATAGTTCGCAAGACCTGTGACCTGTATAGGTCCCATACCACGATATCGCCACCCATCACCACTTTGTTGACCACGGTTACCTAGACGATCACCATAGACGTAGTTAGCGATAGCTACTTGATCTGCTGGTTTGATGATTTTACCATTGCTGTCCTTGACATAGCCCCAGGCTTTAGCCAAAGCTCGTTGTTGCTCAGTTTGGAAACGCTTAGGCCAAGTACGCATCATCCCTTCTGCAGAGTAGTTTAAGGACTCTGAGAAGGTCTTCATGCATCCCGTTTCCGTTAAGATATTGGCGAAGAAACCAGCGACACGGACAGGCGTGTCGATCTGATAACGTCGCATCAGGTGGATATATTTATCTGCCCAGGCATTGGCACGTACGGGATCTACTCGGCGAGAGATCAACATCTGTGCCAGAGGAAAAACATTTTCCATAAAGAAAATCCTTATATAGACATATTGACATAGATCCTAGGTGTACCACTATCGGTACACCTAGGAGAGTGATGTTTTATTTTTGATCAGAGATCGTAAAACGATCTAATACGGTTTGTTCGCAAGCTCACAGACCTCACAGGTCATAGAAAGACCTGATTCGGTTTATTCGGTTACACCTCATGAACATCACAGATCGTAGAACGATCTGATTCTGTTCTGCACACCTTCAGGATAGTAGATCTCGAATACATAACTCCAGTTGAGCTTACGAGATACTTGGTAACGAGTCTTACGATCACAGGTGTTCAACATCAAAGTCAAGAGGTGGGCAAATGCCGCATGCTCTGCAGAAGACATCGGCCATTCCTCAGGGAAACGATAGACCGCATCTTGAGAAAACACACCTTCACGATGTTCATAGAAGAGTTTCAAGACGTTTTCATAGACGATGTTAAACTCACGATCATCCAAGTTAAAGCACATGGCTTTTAAAGCACCCCAGAGTTGTGCTTGATAACGTGCACCTTCTTTGGGTTGTAAGGGTTTACCGACTGCCATGTCTTCCATATAACGGAAGATGGTCTGCAGGATAGAGATCGCACCAGCGGAGATCTCTGTCGAGAGTTGATCTATATTGACTACCTGTGAAGGAGCTGATTCAATCTTGGCTTCTTCAATATGGTTCGGTAGATCCTGATACTCAAAAGACTGTGTTGGTGTGGTATCAGGGGTAGTAGTATCAGGGACATCAGCAACAGCAGCTTCTTGCATGAAAGAAGGGATCTCTTCTTCTGTGTTTAATGCTGCATCTTGCTGGGCACGACGTGCTAATGCTTCTTTTAAGAGGGTATCTTCATCAAGAGAAGGTTTCTCTTCTTCGACAGGTTTAGCTTGTTGGTTCTGTTGGTTCAGTTGTTGACGTTTATTACTCATGGTGTTTACATACTCCAGATGTTGTTTACAGGTAAGGGATAGAGAGGATATCTAGCTGACGAGCTCATCTCAGCGTAAGCGTCGATGGGTTCGTCAGTTTAACTGATGAGCTCATCAAAGTTCAGCTCTTTCTTGATCAGGGGTTTACCATGCATGGCTTTCATGAAGGTGTTCAAAAACACTGATCCCATCGCTGATACTGCAGATGAGATCCCATGTTGGTGTAGGGAGAGTACTGGTCCGACACACTTACTACAGTAGTCGGTGTGAGATGCTTTACAATAAGCAGGACTTCTCATAGAAACTGTCTTACCTATCAAGGAAGAGAGGTTCTCTTCAGTGATCACTATTGATTGCTTATTCTCGATGTAGTAAAATCCCAGATAGGTTTTGCTACTTGCTTGAGTGATGGTAGTGGGCATCCCTAAGGTAGTACCACAATCCTCTATCGCAATCGATGCGTTAGAGGATGTTCTTAGTAACTCTTTTACTGCTACTCCTCCTAATTGAGTCTCTGCACCCCGTGAGAATGAACCAATACGAGAACCATTAATGTAAGAAGTGAGTTTAGAGTAATCAATCCCATCACACAAAGGTCTGGGATTGAAATCCACAGTAGAGGTTTTATCCTCAAAATCACGATCAAAGCCATACATGAGAAACATCTTCTTGCGCACGACATCAAAGTCTTTACCTTTGATGAGAAAGCCCATAGAACGATCTCCTTTTAGGTATTCACGATCTAATTGTTCCATCTCTTTACCAATCTCTGCAATGACTGCAGGATTGTCAAGATGGTCTTTGTGTTTCTCGATGAGTTGGTTTAAGACTTCTTTAGCATTCGGTGGTGGTAATAAGGATTTCTCTGTAGTCCCTGGGGTACAAACTTGGGTTAATTGCGAGATAAATAAAGCAGCATTACAGTACTTCAGGTATTCTGATACTTGGATGTCCGATGGCTTTTGTTTAGGATCATCGTCATCGACCAGTCTGGGTTTGATGATCTTCTCGATATCTCCTGGTCCAAAACGTTGGTTGATATAGGGTATCTTGTCTTTGAAAGGATGACAAAGTAAGAGTTTATTCTGGATGATCCTACCTATGGTAGTCTCTATGGTGTTAGGAGCATTTTCCAGGATACCTCCTGGTAACGTGAAAGGTTCATTGTAGATAAATAAACCTCTTTGAGGATAAGATCCTTCGATCTCTCGCCAGAGTCCATCTTCCGTATAGTAGAGACACTGATCATCTTGGTACTTAAGAGACAGATAAGGAATATCTTTACTATCACTGTAGTACTTGGTATAGGAGAGCAAAGAGATGATCCACTGGATATCTTGGATGAGATCTGTCTCTAGGGCTTTGAGGAAGTATTGATATTTGTTCATTTATACCACTCCTTCTTTCTTTAAGGGATGCTTACGGATGGAGGCGATGATCTGCGTAGCTGTCGTGATATCAGTGTAGTCTGTCAAGATACTACTATAGCAAGCATTGGTATCTTTAGTAGAGGTGATCAGTGATAGTAGATAGAGATCGGTCGCTACGCCATCGATAGAAGCATCTTCATTGAAGATGTCTTCTTTTAAGAGATTTAAGTATAGTGGAAGCTCTAATCCTAGTCCTAGGTTTCTTTGGATATACTTATACACGACAGAAGACTGATATCCAGGATGGTCTTTTAATGACTTAAGGATCTTGATCTTATTTGGATCGATAGCAGGAGTCTCTGGGATCTCTTGGGTATTTCTCTCTGACATGACTTGATAGAGTCTTGTCAGGAGTAGTGGCTCTACTTTGTCTATTAAGGTATCGTAGTAGATCTCATCGTAAGCATCAGCAAATGCCAGTAGTGATACTAAGGTGTATCTGGTATCTTCAGACTGTTCGATCATCTCTTTTATAGTAGTAGCATCTTCATGTTCTTCAAGGATCATGAGTGATGTGATCAACTGGATACGATCTTTAAAAGAGATATCCTGTATCGTGATACCGTAATTTAAAATTATATTAGTCAACTGCGTGATATGAAACTCATGGATCATATCCAAAGTCGCTAACACATCCATGTCTTCATGGGTCATCATCTCGTCTAGGAGTTCATACTGGTCATCGTCGTTATAGTAACCAATGATCTTTGCTGCTTCTGTATATAGATTCAGCAAAGGATCTGGTACTCGATCGATCAAGAAGGATAAGATAGAGGTAAACATAGTCAAGTCTCTTTTTTGAGATTTATAAAGATGGAGGATGATAGATCTATCATCCCCAGGGTCATATCGTAACTGGAGTTTTCATTAATGGGTAAGAAGCAAAAAGCACAAGCTGCACGTAATCAATATCAGAAACAACTACGGGAAGAGAAGAAGCAAGAAAAGAAAGATGCTTTATATCGAGAAAGAAGAGAAGCCTTCATCCAAGACATCGAAAGTAATAATGAATGGGATAAACTGGAAGGCTTCTACCGTGAAGCCAACCAGTTATTCTATCCGATCCGCATGCTGGTAGATCGTGTCAAAGGAAGAGACTTTTCGATGTGGCTAGATGAAGGTGAGATGGCAGTTCTTAGAGAACACATCAGTATCTTAAGTCGTGATCTCTCTCAATACGGAGAAGAGATCAAGAAGATCCATGCGATCCATGCTGATCGTAGTGGTCAGGCAACTATAGAAGACTTTGATATCATCTTAGGGATCGCAGAGAAATACATGCAGTTTGGCCACAACTTCATGGGTGTGGTCCAGCCCACTTATGATGCCATCGTCGATATCTACAAACTCACTGAGTATCGTGAATACGAACATAACAAACTCACTAAAGAGATCAGCAGTCACAATCAGTCTAACACTGAAGTCAGTGATGCAGTCTATACAGAAGTTCAATAAAACATAAGGAGCCTTCATGACAGATGAAACAAATCAAGGTCCAGTCTTTGGATCCAGTAAAGCTGTATTTGGTAATGATAACCAAACTACAGATACGACTCCAAGTACTGAGGATACTCCAGTGACTACAGACTCACCTGTAGCTACTAATGATACTCATGCTAGCACCCATGCTAGTGATGAGGAAGAATATATCGATCTCACTCCTCCTACTAAAGAAGAACATCCTACTGCAGAAGAAACTCCTCCTAAAGAAGAGAAGTCAACTGATCCCGAACAAGAAGCCAAGAAGAATAAACTCTATCTTGATGTCCTAAAGAGTAATGCTGGTTTTGATATCACCACCCCTGAGACCTATGCTGAAGTAAATATGCAGCATAGTCCTTACAAAGAGATCTCTCCTCAGGACTATGCAAAAGAGTTCGCGAGAAGAGAAGAAGATATCATCCTCCCCACGATGACTATCCGTGATTTCAAGATCAGGGTCGAGAACTACAACTTAAATGGTAGTGAATATACCCATGATACCGACAGGATGAATCGGGTATTCCAAGAGCAATACCAAATGATGCCTTCTGAGGAATCCTTCCAGAAAACTGTAGCTGATGATAAAAGATCTTTCACGCAAGAGCTTGAATGGGATAACGTAGTGCTGCGCCCAGCACAGCGTAAGTTCAAAGTGAAGAATAATGCTCAGCTTACTGGTGAAGCTGCATTACTTCGTATCAATGCTCTACGTGGTAGAGGTGGTGTATTTCATATCCCCCTCTACCATTCAGGTTTCTGGGTGACGATCAAGAGTCCATCGGATGCAAGACTTCTGCAGATGGAGTATGAGTTCTTCAAATCTCGTATCACCTTAGGTAGAGCTATATTGGGTGCGATCTTTACCAATGATCAAGTATATCTCGCAGAGATGGTCACAGATCTCTTTAAGGAATGCATCTACTCTACATCCTTGCAGAGCTACGATGATATCTTAGACATCATCAAGATCCAAGATCTCCAGACCATCGCTTGGGGGCTCGCTGCTGCTATCTATCCCCAAGGATACCTCTATACTCGAGCAGTGAATGACAGTGAAGGACTGCCGGGAAGAGTCGCCCATGGTATCGTCGATATCGAGAAGCTCTTCTGGGTAGATCGCAACAGTCTTACCGATCAACAGAAGACCCATATGGCCAAAGGTCGTAACAATGGTTCTAACATGACCATCGACTCTGTATTGGCTTATCAAGAAGCGTTCAAGAACTTCAAGAAGAAGATCAAAGTAGCCGAGGATATGGATGTGCTTATTGAAGCACCATCCATCCGTAAGTTCTTGACCAGTGGTACTGAATGGGTAGAATACTGTATCGATCAAGCCAATCGTATTTTGGAGACCTCTGCTGGCGAGAATGATAGAAACGAGTTAATCAATCGTTTCTATCGCGCATCTCTTTTGAATCAGTATAAACACTATATCGCTGGATATACGTTCAAACCTGAGGAGAGCAATATCGAAGAGCTCTACGAAGATGAGTCTTCTATCGATGGCTTCTTAAGAGAGTATTCAGGTGATGATGAGATCAGAAATACGATATTAAAAGGTATCAAGGATTACATTGAAGATTCTTTGGTGTCCATTGTAGCGACCCCTACCGTGGATGATGAGAAAAATGACAGTGTAAGTAAGTTCCCACATCTAGTCCCGATAGAGGCACTGTACACTTTTTTTACATTCGCTATCCGTCGGGCACGGAGAGCGATGAGTCGAGTGAATCCCATCTAAGTCCTCATGTGACCTCGCAAGACTTCATGGACGCTAATATGACCAAAGGGTTTTTCCATCTCTTTGGTCGTATGCCTCGTGAAGAAGATCTAGATGAGTTAAGATTTCAGCATGCTTACGAAGGCAACTTCGTCAAGATCATGCATGAAGCTAACTTAACCTATCCTGATAGTAGCACACAGCAACTGGTGAAATCGATCCTCTATGATGAAGTCTGGGGGATCGATGTCAACCATGAACATGATCTTTCTCCTGTCTTAGTACACAAACCTGAAGTCTTATACGACAAAAATACGATGTTAAGACAAAGACTGGATGATTTTATCTTAAATGAAGTCAAACAGTACACAGGACTTACTTTCAATGAGTATCTAGAACTCCCTCGCTCTGAACAACAGATCATCCTTGAGGGATGTCGAGATCATGTTGAGAAGAAACGTCGTAAAGAGGATAGTCAAAGACAGGAACAGGATAAGGTCATGGAACAGTTAGGGCTTAATGAAAAGATCTGATATATGCTATGATTGAAAAAGCTGTCGTGATATAGCTTCCTTTAGTCATTTTGGAAGACACAGTCTCCTAAAAACTCCTGTAAGTAAACGATAGGGTAGGGTAGGATGCTATCATCCTACCTCCCTTTTTTGATAAAGATGATTTATACTCCCCCTGATACACCTGTAGTGGGTGTATCAGGGATCTATGACGTGTGTGAACCACACACGTCTATCTGAACAGATCAGGGACGATCTGTGAAGAAATGCCGCATAGCGGCTATCCGAGTGTAATGAGGAAATGCCGTCTAGTCTCTGATATATCTACTTAAGTGCTATATCTCTGACCCCTGAATATAAACCAAGGAAGCATCTATGCTGATCTACAATGATCCTTTTGTCAAACCACAGAAAGAATACCAAAGAAACATCAATCCGCTAAAAGACTACATGGAGATGGGAGCAAGATATCTATCAAAGCTCCATGGTACGGATTATGAAGAAACCTTGAAATGGATGAAAGAGAATAGGGATACTTTACTTCATTTCAAAGATCCTGCTGTCAAAGCGGTATTTCAAGATAACAATGGGGATAAGATCGAACAAGAGACGACGTTAGGTAAATACTTAAACGATGCATTAGTCAACCATGAGATCATCTCACCACCTTTGACTACTTACTATCCTGAGAAGAAGAAAAAGGCATTTCTAGTAGACTTTACATTAGCTAACATCGCATCACGTAGTAAGAACAAGAAAGAGATGTTTCGGTATGAGATGTTAAAAGACCGGATGAACTATCTCATCAAGAAAAACGAACAGGCTAACGACAAGATCTCTAACAATGCAATCTCTGGGGCATCTGTAGTTCCAAGTACCATGATCTACAACCCCACCATGCACCCTTCTTTGACATCAACTTGCAGGATCACATCAGGATACGCCAATGCCAACAATGAGAAGTTCTTAGGGGGAAATCGTCATTACTACAGCCCAAATATCATCATTAATGATCTTGTCTCTATCACCACCCATTTTGACCATGATCTCATGTTAAAGATCATGGAGAAATATAACATCCATTATCCTACCACAGAAGAAGTCTTTGCGCTGATAGTAAAATGCAGTAGTAAATACGGTCGTCACAGAAGTAAAGAAACCCTGATCAGAGCGTATATAGACCGATTAACACCATTAGAGCGAGCAGCATTTGTCTATATCGGAGATATGTATCATCTTAAGGAGTATAACCCTGATCTAGTCAGAACCATCATCGCTAGACTCTCTGAGAAACATGCTATCGATAGAGATTTAAAAGATCATGTTGAGATCATCAACAAAAACCCTGAAGCGATCTATTATCTTGCTTGTCAGATCTGCAAGAAAGAGACGATCGGTATAGATACTTCTTTGAAAGAGACTAAGGAATCTGAATTAGGATTATTGCTTGCTTCTAACATGGTGAAGATCATTGAAGTACTACATGACTACAGTGATCTATTTATCGCTTTCTATCGCACTTCTAACATGCCGACACAGGTAGCTCACTTCAAGGATAGTATCCGAGAAGTGGTCTTGATGAGCGATACAGACAGTACGATCTTTACCACAGAAGACTGGGTAGATTGGTTCTTAGGACATATTGACTTTACCGATACTGCGAACGCCGTGTTCGCGGTGATGGTGTTTCTATCAGGCTCTCCTTTGAAGCATCTTTTAGCACAGATGTCGGCAAACATCGGTGTGGATAATGATCGCATCTTCTTAATCTCGATGAAAAATGAGTTTAAGTTTGAGATCTTTGTCCCAACTCTGAACACCAAACACTACTACGCCATGATCACCTATCAAGAAGGCAACATCTACGATAAACCAAAGATGGAGATCAAAGGTGTACACCTTAAATCCTCTAACGCACCTCCTGCGATCATCAAAAGAGCGCAGGAGATGATGAAAGAGATCTGTGAGACAGTAAGATCAGGAGAGAAACTCTCTGTACTTAAATACATCAAAGAGATCGCAGATACAGAAAGAAGGATCATGGCTAGTGTCGATCAAGGGGAGAGTACTTATTACCGTATCCAGAACATCAAAGATGCTGGCGCTTACAAGTTAGGGGAAGACTCTATCTACAAGTACTACTCCTTATACAACGATACTTTTGGACGTATCTATGGTGAGATGGAGAAACCTCCTGTGATGACATACAAGATGTCTACTTGGCTTACGAACAAGACTAAGTTTGGGAGTTATATAGAAAGCTTAGAAGAACCTTTGCGATCTTACTTCAAAGAAGCGGTGAAGAACTACAAGTTAGATAAATTACCGACTTTCTATATCCCGGTTGATAACTTCGCTAATCAACCGATCCCAGAAGTCATCACCAGAACCATTGATAAAAGAGCTTTGATTATCGATATCTGCCACATCTACTACTACATCTTGGAGACCTTAGGGGTGTTCAGATTGAATCAATATCAGACGAGATTACTCTCAGATGAGTTTACGGTATAAAGAATAGACAGCATACATCCCTAGTGATACCTATCTGTGGTATCACTAGGGTGCTCTGAGTATAACGAGGAAAACGGCATATATCCCTGATACACCTGTAATGGGTGTAT